GCTTTTAACTCAGTTACTTTTGTAACAGACCACTTGAAAGGTGCAAATGCTGATAACAGAATGTACTCTTCATGGTTCGCTGGCGATCAAGCCAGAAAAAGAGATGCTCTTAAAACAGCTCTTGAAATGGCGGATGCGTAATGACTGACGGTCCGCTTAAACAAGCATTTGATCTCCTAGACAGCGACGGTGTCCTGTCTAGAGAGCTCACGACTTTTAGAGTAAGAAATGGTCAGTTAGTCAAAGAAGTAGTTACACGTAAGTACTATCCTAATGATTATAATGACTGGACATCAATAACCCCAATATGCAAAGTAGATGGAGACAAGATATGGGAATAGTAGCATTAGTTCTTGGCATGTTTAGTATGGACACCCAAGAATTTAGAGATACAGCCAACGCTCAGATGAAAGACGGCTACAAATGGGAGTACGTTGGTAAGACAAAACCTTCAGGCGTACCCGCAATCACTATGAAGGCTAATGGCGAAGAATACATCTTATGGAAATTAAAAAAATGAGAAACGTATTAGGCTTAATTGCTGGAGCTAGCTTGGTATTACTGGCTAACGAGGCACTGGCGACTCAACCGCATGCCGCTGTAGTTGAAGATCATACTAAAACTGTGATTAAGAGAACACCTTTTAACGTGGAAGTATGCTCTGAGGTTGACGTTCAAAGAGATAAAACAAAAGATACTATACTAGGTGCCATAATTGGTGGAGCTATCGGTCAAAATATTACTAAAGACTTACCCGATGGTGCTACGGCTGGTGCTATTATTGGTGGTATACTTGGAAACCAAAACTCTACTATCAACGGTAAACAAATGAGATGTAGAAATATGACTAGATACAACGAGTCAATGGAAACTATATACTCTCATTCAACTATTACATTTAATTATGAAGGAAGAACTTACACAGTGAGGTTTAAAAAATGAGTTCAAATAAACATAAACCAGAAATGATTGCTGCATGGGCAAAAGAAAACGGGATATTCGGATACGAGATGTACGATCCTAGAAATCGTGAAAATGATAGAAGAAAGAAAAATTCTTCTCATAAGAAAAGATTTAACAAAACTGTAACATTTAAACGACGTGGCCGTTAATACATATTGGTATGAACGAATTAATAAAAAAGGTATCTAAGATGGAATTAGGCAATCCCGTAATCACGGCACTCGTTGGACTCGTAGTTTTTTATATAGGTTTAAAAATGTTTTCAGGTGGAATGAAATCCATGGGAAACTTAGAACACTTAAATTTCTTTTTAGGTAATCCGATTTATATGTTCATAGGCGGAATTGTCATGACGTTACTCTGGCAATCATCATCGTTATCTACTACAGCAATCATAGCTCTCGTTGCAAGTGGAGCTCTTCCTTTGCCTGCCGCTATTGCCGCAGTTCTTGGAGCAAACATAGGAACTACTGGTACAATATGGCTCGCAGGTTTCTTCGTATCAGACGGAATGCCAAAAGGTGACACACTAAGAATTGCAATGGCACATAGTGGTGCAAATCTTTTTATGTCAATAATGTTACTTCCATGGGTTCACCATATCGCTAGGTTCCTAACTAAATTTTAGCTTATTTTTTATTCTGCGATAAAGCGCCCATAGGGCGCTTTTTTAAACTCCAAACTATTATAAATAGAAGTATGTTAAGATTTAAGTCATACATGAAATATTTGGAGGAACGCATGAAGTTGTCAGCCATGCCTCCCGGTGAATGGGCTAAGCCTAACTCTAATACTAAACAGTCTCGTATAGACATATTAAGATCATTAATGAAATCAGGCGAAGCGATGCCTAAAACTGACGGAACTGAAGTTATAGTTAAGAATACACCGGAAAATAAAACAGCAGTAGATAAGTTAGAAAACGAAAAAAAGACTCAAGACCTTGAAACTAACAAGGGAACAATTAAAACAAATGAGATAGGTAAGTCTAAAGTATTTGGTGGAGATAGTGGTGGCCGAGGTGGAGGAGAAGCACAAACTGCTAGAGCTGAAATTATGCAATGCGTTTATTGTGAACACATGGTAAATAACACTCGTGCATCATTTGAATCTATACAACCATCTGATCTTGAAAAAGCTTATAACGCAACTTCTGTAGTAGGAGCTACGTTCGAACAAGTTATGGAACTTGATCCATCATGGCATTACTCTGGTTATTGGACTGCAAAGAGATTAGTAAAAGATAAATTGATTAATAATAAGATGACGTTTCACCGCAATGACAAGACTATGAATGACATTTATAAAGTAAAAGACGCTGCAGTTAAAAATTCAAACTTAACTAAAATTGAAAATGATAAGTGGAACCCTGGTGATATATGGGCTACTACTGATAAGACTATATCTACTAAGTTACCAGATGCATCTATACAGGAACTTAATTTAGAACTTATTAAACTGTTTAACTTAAGAAAATTAGTAGGAATATCATTAAAGAAAGTAGTAACAGAAAATCAGTTAAAACTCGAAATTAAAAATAAAGATGCAAGTCGTTACAAGTACAAGTTCAAAAGCGGAAGATCCATGACAGTGTTTAAACGTAAAGGCGGAGATATTTGGAGAAGTAAAAGCTCTGACGTAGAGTTTGACGGAGGAAGTGCTGCGATACGTAACAAAGCTCATTTTGCAGCTCTTACATTCGAACTTAAGTTGAAGACAGCTCGTGGTGGAGGCGGTGGATACAAGCAAATATCAGATTCAGTAAAAAATAGAATGAAAATAAATCTTCCAACTAACGCCGATTTAAAAACTCAAGCAAATAATTTAAAACAACAAGGCGAGAAGTCAAGATACGCGTTACCACTTTATAATATGGTCAAGAAAATACATCCAGAAGTTACTAAAGAGCAATGGATGAATGGATTTAAAACAAAAAGTGCAGGTGATATACACAGTAAAATAGCAGGCATATATGTACTTCACGCACTAGTTGATAATAAAAAAGAAGCTGACTTAGTTATAACCGACATGGTGAACTACGCGGGATCTACTCTCGAAGAGTCATCAATATACGCAAAGGTATATCAATAATGAATTTTATAGAATTTATATCAGAACAGAAAAACACTCATATGACTCATATCGAGGACAAAGTCCTATATGGTGGAGTCGACGGAACAAGACAAGCCATACTTGCTCTTCGTTCTCTTAGAGACATGTTAGGAGGAGTCAAAGATGGAAACGTTAGCGTTAAATGGGATGGTGCACCAGCTATTTTTTGTGGCACTGATCCTCGTGATGGTAAATTTTTTGTTGCTAAGAAAGGCATATTTAACGCCACTCCAAAAGTTTACAAGGATAACGCTGATATCGATGCTGATACTGATGGTGATCTCAATTTAAAATTAAAGAATGCACTTAAGTATTTACCAGATCTCGGTATCAAAGGAGTTATACAAGGCGACTTCTTATTTGATACAAGCGATATTAAGACAAAAAAGATAAAAGGCAAGAATTATGTAACCTTTCATCCAAACACTATAGTTTACGCGATACCTTCCGGAACTGCTGCAGCAAAGAAAGTTAAAGCTGCAAAGATTGGAATAGTATGGCATACCACTTATACTGGAACCTCTTTTGAAACTATGAAAGCGTCGTATGGAGTTGATACCAGTAAGTTTCGTAATAGTAAGAACGTTTGGTCGCAAGACGCTATGTTAAGAGATATGACGAGATTTACTATGACTCAAAAAGATACGGAGGACGTCAATGCACATCTTAGTAACGCTGGCAGGATTTTTAATAAAATTTCTGCTACTACCTTACGTACTCTCGAAGCTAACCAAGACATTGCTCAACTTATTGAAACGTTTAATAATACTTTTGTACGAAAAGGCCAAGTCATTGGTAACACCAAAGCCCACGTTACGAAGTTGATATCGCATATAAAGCAAAAGTTTCAGAAAGAGATAAATAAGAGAAAGACTGAAAAAGGAAAGACAGCTCAACAGAAAAAGTTAGATGAAATATTAAAATTCTTCTCACCACAAAATAAAATTAGTTTACAAATGATGTTTGATTTACAAAAATCTATTGTTCTAGCAAAATTAAAACTTATAAATATACTTAATAAGTTAAATAGTACAGAAACTTTTTTGAAAACTAGAAATGGTTATCAAACCACAGGTCAAGAAGGTTATGTGGCTATTGACAAACTTGGTGGTGACGCCGTGAAAATTGTTGATCGTATGGAATTTTCGTACGCTAACTTTTCACCAGATATATTAAAAGGATGGGACAAGCCGGGGAGGAACTAATGGCACCTTTTGACTTTAAAGACTTACTAAACGTAGACCAAAGACCGGGTGAAGACCCTTTAACTAAGTACCGAAGACTTAGATTCAAAAAAATAAATGAGAGTACTGACTTAAACGAACTCTCAATGAAAAGAGACAAAAAACTTCCAAACTTAATAGTACCAGTTAAAGGTAAAAAAGGCATAAGTAAGTTTATGCGAAAGAAAGCCGCTGCCCAAGCTAAAGACGATATAAACTCATCAGTACAAAGCGCTGATAGAAAACCAGAAAAGTATTTGAAACCAGACGGTAAGATGGGAATCAGAATGGTTAAGACTGATAAAGAAGTTATCAAAAAAGAATCAATAGGAAAAACAGCAGGCGATCACAGTCACTATCATCTACAAAGAGCAAAAGAACTTGCTAAGAAAGATGGTCATGATTATGATAAGCTACCAAAATATGATAGAGCAAAACCACACCAAGATCATTATCACGATAAAGCGAAGAATGAAGCTTCAGTTCTTAAACCTACCAAGCCTACAGACATAATCAAACACGCTAAAACTCTCGCAAAGAATCCGAGAGACTATATGATGAATAAGAAAAAGTATTTAGATAAAGCTCGTGCTAAAGTATTTAGAATGTATCCGAAGAAAACAAATGAAGCTATTAATCATGATGACGCACATCGTGACGCTCAAACACATTCAGATGGAAGTATGAGCGTTAAGAAAATTCCAAGTATGATTAAAAAGTCAGGTGATAAACATTTACACCTACACATGAAGAGTTATCATAAAGAGAAAGATGGACAAGCTTTTGCAAAGAAGCATGGCTATAAAGTAAAAAATTATGTTAAGACTCCATCAGGAACTAGAATGGATATTCATAAAGAAATGGTTGATCCAATGGACCTAAGAGGCAGACCTAAGAAACCAGATCCATATCCAAAATCTCCATACGGTATGAAACATCCGCTTCATCCTCTTAACATACAAAAGAGAAAAGAAAAAGAAGCAAAGAAAGCTGCAGCAACAAAGAAAGAAGAAGTTGATGAAGCTTTAACCATGGCTCAAAGAATGAAAAAGAAAAGAGACATGAGAAAGAATAAAGCACGTATTGCAGTTGGTAGAAAACGTGCAAGAAAAAGAATGGCTAATATGAAAGTCATTAAAAGAAGATCAGACAGACAAGCCAGAAACATGATCGCTAAAAAACTTACTAGAGGAATATCAAAGAGAGACCTGACACCTGCTAGAAAGAGAGAGATCGAAAAGAGACTCGAGTCTCCAGCATTACAAAGAAGAATTAAAGTATTATCAAAAAGAATGTTTAAAGACGTTCGTAAGAAAGAAGTGATGAGGAAAAAAAGCTAATGATAAACTCTTTTAAACAATACCTAGTTGAAGAAGAGAAAACCGTTTATTTTACTTTTGGTAGAATGAACCCTCCTACTACTGGTCATGAAAAACTAATGAACGAATTAGCAAAGAAGTCTGGAAAGAACTCATATAAAATTTTCTTATCTCAAAGCGAGGATAAGAAAAAGAATCCACTACCTTATCAAGAAAAAATAAAGATGGTAAGAAAGTTCTTTCCAAAACACGCAAGACAAGTTATACTTGACAAAAAAATTAAAAACGTATTTGATATCGCTACTAGACTATTTAACGAAGGGTATAAGAACTTAACAATGGTTGTCGGCTCTGACCGAGTTACCGAGTTTAATACCTTACTCAACAAATATAATGGTATTAAGGGAAGACATGGTTTATATAACTTTAGTAGAATTAATACTATTTCAGCTGGAGAAAGGGATCCAGACGCAGATGATGTATCAGGAATGTCAGCATCAAAAATGAGAAATGTTGCAGCAGAAGGAAACTTTGCTCAGTTCTCTCAGGGATTGCCAAAAAGTGTTTCAAATGCCGAAGCAAAGAAAGCGTACAATCAAGTAAGGAAAGGCATGGGACTTAAGGAAGTCAAGCAGTATCATAACACTTTAAATTTTGCTCCAGTTTCAGAAAAACGAGAGGAATATGTTAAAGGAAATCTTTTCAGTGTTGGTGATTGTGTTACTATCGTGGGCAGTGACCAACTCGCTCGTGTTACCAGCCTTGGAAGCAATTATGTTATTGTTGAGCAAGATGGTAAACACTACAGAAAATGGCTTAATTCTGTCGAGCTTTTAGAAAAAGAAAGAAAAAAAGAAGTCGCACAGGACAAAGACGTTAAAAAGGCTAAAGGGAGTCAGCCTTCTGTATATTTTAAAGGTCTAGGTAAGTCTACCAAAAAGAAAAGACTTGCGCATTTTAATAGAACATCAAAAATGGCTGATGATAATCCCGCAGCTTATAAACAAGCCCCGGGAGATAAGACAGCTAAGACTAAGCCGAGTAAACACACATTGAAGTACAGAAGAATGTATGGAGAAGATGCAGTTGCTGTAGCTAAGAAGAAAATCGAAAGAGAAAAAATGGTTGACAAGATGAAACATGCACGCATGCTAGATCGGGCCAAAATTAGAAAATTAAAAAACAGGGGTGTAACAAATGCTTAAATTTTCAACATTCGAAGAGTTACTCGAAAACGAAGGACTCAAGAAAAAAGCAGCTAAATCCGGTATATCTTATGGTACTTTAAAGAAAGTATACAACAGAGGAATGGCGGCTTGGAAGACAGGTCACAGACCCGGAACAACTCCACAACAGTGGGGAATGGCTCGAGTCAACTCTTATATAGGAAAAGGCAAAGGTACATATTACGGTGCCGATTCTGATCTTAGCGGTAAGGGTAAGAAGAAAAAGAATGAATCAGTTAACGAAAGCTTTAGTTATCATAATGACATGGCAAAGGCTCATAAAAGCCACGCTATG